CCGCCTAAAGTCTTTAGGTAAACCACCTTATAAAGTAGGATTCTTTTATCGTGATAGTTATCCCGATGGAGAAGTTAAGTGGGAGACCAACCCCGATATGCCTAAGTTCAGATTATCTATGGATATCCCACAAGCAATGACTAATCGGAGGGAATTGATAGATGTTTGGGATGGGCAAGGGCAGAGAATAGTAAAATCTTGGCGCCCGATAAACGGGCAGAGGTTTACTTGTGGTATAGATGCCTTCAGGAATATGCGAGAGGCCGAGGCAAAAATTAACAGCAAAAGAGGATTTAGTTTGTCTAATTCCCGCCAAAGTAATGGAGGTATAGCAATACTTTGGGAATATGATGATTCCATAGATCACGGCAAGGCCAAAAAAGAATGGGATAGTTTTAAATGTATATTGAGTTATAGTTATCGTCCCGCTACGCAGGATGAATATTTTGAAGATGTGATAATGGCATGTCAGTATTTTGGTGCGATGATGTTCCCTGAATGGAACGTAGAGGCGTTCATATCTCATGTATTTAAACGAGGTTATGCTGGATATTTCTTATATGAGTTGGGTTTAGATGGGAGACCAAAGAAACTCCCGGGTAAGTGGACAGGACAAGAAACACATCAGGAATTAATAAGGGAATATAAGGATTATATTGAATTAAGAGGTCACGTAGAGAACCATGATGACTTACTAAACGAAATCAAACTTTTTAGGGGAGTTGAAAGTTTCACCCACTTAGATTTGAAAACAGCCTTTGGATTCGCATTATTGGGGAGCAAGTCCAGATATCGAGACTTTTTTGGAGGTAATAATAATGATAATAGTATAGACCTAGATGGAAGCGGATATGTACCGCGAGAAATCCAAAAAATACTTAACATAGATCGCCATTCTAGAGAGGGAAGAGAGAAAAAATAATTATCTGAAAATATTTGGAAATGTCCCAAATATAACATACATTTGGGGAAAATAAAAAAGTATGGCAACTTCAATTTTTGGAATAAAAACAATTAAAGATCAACCCAAGGCACGGATTGAACTTTATTTATGTGGTAATATCCCCACAAGGCAGTTTAGTGCAGAAGATGTTATAAAATTTTTACAGGAGTTTATTAAGAGGCGTGATTCTAAGGAGATAAAGGAATTGGATGGGAAATTGAAATGGCATCTCGGCGAATATGGGAATATCTCATTTTAACTCCCGCTAAAGTGCTTAAAATCTGTGGAATATATAATACATAATAATATGAAAATTTGTTGTGTTTATAAATTTGAATCAAAAGTACATCCCGATAGACTTTATATTGGAAGTACAAATAATTGGCACAAGAGATTGAGTGCCCACAAAAGAGATTTAGAAAGACACAGACATGACAATATAATATTACAAAGACATTTCGATAAATATGGATGGGATGATTTTGTCATATCCATTGTAGAAGTAATAGATTTTGTGTCTAAGAAACATTTATTGGGCAGAGAACAATTTTATATTGATGCTAATAAATATAGGGATACTAACAAACCATATTTCAATATATTCCCTACCCCGGGAAGTCCCCTTGGGATGAAATTTGGGCATCCGAGTGAGGAAAAGATAGAAAAATTACGCAAGGGATCAATGGGGAATAAAAATATGCTTGGTAAGCATTTATCACAAGAAACTAAAAATAAAATCAGCAAGGGCAATAGAGGTAAGCCAAAGTCGGCAGAACATAGAATGGCGTTAAGTATTGCACAAAAAGCAAGACGGGCTAATGGGATTCCCGAATCAGAAGAGACACGTAGACGTAGAAGTGACGCATTAAAAGGAAGGATTCCATGGTCTAAGGGATTTACTAAAAATACACATCCATCCTTAAAATCGGCAAGCGAGAAAAAGACCGGTAGACATAGACCCAAAGAAGAGTGTTCAAAAATAAGTAACGCCATGACCGGTAAAAAGCAAACACCTGAACATATTCAAAACGCCCGAATCGCTAGATGGGGCAAATAGAGTTTAGATAAAAGTCTGTATCTTTGTGATAAATTTAAAAGTTTACCACATTGATTCCCGTACTTATAGAGTATTCAAATTCGGAGTGGGGATTCCCCCAGCGTGATATTGATCCAGCCCTCAAGGGGGATGTCTACCATAGAAAAAATGCTCAAGCCATATATTCCTTATTTTTACGCAATAAAACTTCATGGGGCATAACTGGTTATAGGGACTTTGCTATAGTACGAGATTATAGTAGAGGGGAAAATGATGTGAATCAGTATAAAAGTTGGCTTCTTAACGATGGATTGAGTGACGGAGCAGAGACTAACTTTACCGTCTTCGACGATACGCCCGTAGGTCGAGTGGTCAAGAGGGAGGGATGGATGAATATTATGTGGCAAAATGTCTCACCCGCGCCCGCTATCATGAATGCCATCCATGGCATGTTCGATAAGTTGGACTACGACATCTACTGTGACACCATAGACTCTAATTCTCAGGAACTAAAAGAGCAGCAAAAATATGTAAAGCTCTGCGAGGCGAAGAATGCTGACTGGCAGGTCGAGTATAAAAGAAACGCAGGAATACCCGTTGATGAGGATGTGATACTTCCCAAGTCACCAGAGGAATTGGCTATGTTCGAGGCACAGGATGGGTTTAAGCTCGCCATAGCAAAGGCCATGCAGAAACTTACGAGACATTCTATGAACATAAGTGATTGGGATGGAACAGTAAGAAAGAAAGTAGTAGATGATTTAGTAGTTTTGAACTATGGGGCGGTTCGGGATTATTTCGATACCGAAGATAACAAATGGAAAGTTAAGTATGTAGACCCTGCACGGCTCGTCATGCAGTTCTCCAATGAATATGACTATGGTGATTCGGAATATGTGGGATATTTCTGTTACTGGACTATATCTAACCTTCGGGATAAGTTACCTCTCGTGCCTGAGTCGCAGTGGCAGTCGCTCGCCAAAGCCTGTTACACACTATACGGTAACCCAAGGGACAGGTGGCAGAACTTCTATTCCGAAATAGACCCTACAACAGGTACTTATAGATATGATGGGTTTAAAGTACCAATCTTTGAGACAGAATGGATAGATACAGATGTACAGAAGAAACTTTATTATAGGAGCTTTAGAGGGCGTGACAGTATCATAGATTTGCGATATGACTCACCGATAAGAGACTTGACCGAAGAAGCTAAGAAGGCCGGAGCGAGCCAGGAAGTCAAGATGATCTATAAGAGGGTCATCCGCAGGTGTTTCTGGGTGCTCAATACCGATTATGTCTTTGATTATGGTGTTGTGCCCATGGCATCCCGCGAAGGACTATCCAAACCACAACTCTCTTTCCATGTAGAACAGTTACTTCAGCCTTCTATTATGAAAAGGGCTATACCTATCTTAGATCAGATTTCTCAACTATTCCTCAGATGGCAGAACTCACTCGCTATGATGATAGAGAGGGGAGTGGCAATAAACACTTCTATGCTGGCACAGGTGACCTTTGGCGGGCAGAAACTTAAACCGGCAGAGGTACTAAAGATGTACAGGCAGACAGGTACACTACTCTATTCTTATGCTAATACACCCTCGGGTATGTACTCTGGCGGGGCAGCCACACCGGTGACGCCTCTTGACGGGGGACTCGGTGCGAGGGTGCAGGAGACCATGGAGGCCATGCAGATGCAGTTCACACTACTTGAGAAGCTGACCGGCATAAATCTTCTCAGCATAGCCACGCCTGCGGGAGACCCCACAAAAGGTAATCAGGATATAGCCATGCAAGTTACAACTAATGTCCTTAAACCTATCTTAGATGCTATCTTCGAGATAAAACAGAGTGTCTCTACAAGTCTTATGCGTAGGATACAGATTGGACTACGGAATAGTGACAGGCAGAGAGAAGCCTATGGTGGGATCATTTCACCGGCAGACATGGATGCCATGCTCACCATGGAAGATGAGGGTGTACAGTATGGTATCTCACTAAAAGCCAAACCCGATCAGAGACAAAAGGCCAAGTTCCTCGAATGGATAAGCATAGCACTACAGAATGTGAGAGAGCAGAGACCAGGTATAGACCTACCAGATGCTATGTTCTTCGAGACTGCACTCGACAGGGGCGAGGATATGTATGAATTGGTACAGCAGATGAGATATATCATCAGTAAGAATAAGCAGGAGGCACAGCAACAGCAGGCAGCAGTTATACAACAGCAGGCACAGGCTAACGCACAGGCAGAACAGTCCAAGCAGCAAGGTCAGATGGCCGTCGATACTAACATGAATAAAGGTAAGGCCGCTATAGAACAGATGAGACAGGTGGGTAAGGATCAACTACTCACCAAAGAATATAATTACCAATTCTTAAAACAACTACAGCAGGCGGCAGATGCCGAAAAGGGGTTACAACCAGCAAACACATAGATATGTTATCAGCAGCAGACGAACTCAAGATATTCCAAAATATCATCGCAAGTTCCCCAATGGGACTCGATGATCCGCAGTTAATAGGTAAGTTTGCACAGGCAAAAGCCAATTATCATGCCTTCGAGAGCGTGCAGAGCATACAGAATATGCAAAACACACCCCCTGTGACGCCAAATAATGCCGCAGGAGGCACGATCTCTTCTCCGGCAGGTAATACCCCGCAAGAGCCATTGGGGGCGCAAAACGCATTAAATACACCAAATAACGCAAATTCTAATACTGAAGGGCAGGGTGCGATGACAACGCCATAATTATTCACTAATATCTCCGCCCATGGAAAGTAACTTTCACATTGGCATAGCAGTTTTGATTTTATTAGGTTTCGGATTACTTGATTTTCTAAGTTCATGGTTCATCATAGCGTTAAACAGACTACAGATAGCAACAACAACGATACTGACGTTCCTCTTGCAGATGGGTGCGGGTGTCGGGGTGATCGAATATACGCACAACTTCTATTACTTACTTTTTGCGGCTGTTGGAGCCTCCCTCGGCAACGTCATCCTTGTGCTTCGGGAAAAGAGGCGACAAAAACAAGATAAAAAATAGTGTTAACTTTGTACCCTAAACAAGAAACAGAAACATATGTTAGGAAATGATGATGGTTTAAAACGGTTTACTACACCACCCGAACAAAGAGTGGATAGTACACCCAATAGTGTGGAACCAGCACCCGAGCCAAGTGCACAGGCACCCGTGACGGAACCCACAGTAGTAACACCACCGGCTGAACCGGCACAGCCCGCTAAAGTTAGCGAACCACAACCGGATAAGTTCTTTGAAGATTTCAATAAACGCTTCAATACTTCGTTTAAAGGCGATGATGATGTCAAGAATGTCTTGGGTCTTCAGCAAAAGATAGCTGAGTATGAACCTAAAGTCAAACAGGCAGAGTCATATGCCAAGGAGATTGAAGCCTACAAACAACAGATTGAGGAAATAAAAAACGCTGGCAACTCAGAATTTTTATCTAAACCTCTGGTGCGTAGTGCGTATGTCGCACAGCAGTTGCTTGACAAGTATCCCGATAAAGACCCGTTCGTGTTGCAGGAGATTGCAATGTCGGACTTGAGTAAGATGGGGGACTTGGATGTACTTATCAAGGAGCAGAAAATGGATTTACCCACTCTTGCCGAGTCGGATATCCGTGTTGCCCTCTTGGACAAATATGGTATTGATCCCGAGACTAAACCTGAAGAATGGTCGAGTATCGCCAAGACCAAGATAGCCATAGATGCAAAAGGTGCAAGAGCAAATATCAAATCCCTTACAAGCGGAATCGAGTTACCGAAGACGGTGACAGCCGAGGAACGCCAAGCGAAGGAAGCGGAAGACCTGCAAAAGAGGATACAGGCGACTGAACCTCTTAAAGCTAAGTTCTCGCAGTTTGATAAATTTAAAGACGAAAGAATACCAGAGTTAGGAGATTACGATGTTCCTTCAGACTATAAGTCAAAACTTGGAGATATGTTTCAGGCTACTTTTATAGATGCGGGGATGGAGCCGACAGAGGAGAATCTACAGTCGGCAATAGACCTGCGGAACGCCTTCATGGTTTACGAAAACCTGCCAAAGATATGGGAGATAGCAGTAAAACATGGTCAGACATCCGTACAAAAGAAAGTAGACGCAGAATTACATAATGACGTACAACCCAATACGACCACAGCCACTGATGACAACGATCTCGAGCCGAAACTTCCCGGCAAGAGCCTGAGTGCAGCGTTAGCAAATGGAGAAATATAAACTAACGCTTATTTTTAATTTAAAATGTCGACTTTAAGTAAACCCGCTGTAACAAGCAACACCCTAAATACAGGGTATAATAGTGTATGGGCATCGCTGTACGATACAGACATGCAAGTACCCCAGATATGGGGGGAGATCGTGAAGAGGTATGGCCCGGGGATAGGACTCTTGGAGTTCCTGTACATGACCGGATCAATAGTACCGATTGCAGGCCCGCAAAAGAAATTGTTTGAAGAAGGATCATTCGTCAAGACAGTTGAGACCTTTGGTGCCTCTGGCGCAGTAGCCGCAGGTGCCGCATGGACACTTCACTTGGCAGCCGCTGAGTTTGGTGGGACAACCGATAACGCATACCTGTCAATAAATGACATCGTTGTCGTTCCCGCCAAGTATATAACTAATGCTGGTGTTAAGGCTACAATGCCTTCGGAATGGCAGGTACAGGCTGTTGATGCTGCCGATGGTGTGCTAAAGAGCTACACTCTCTATGGTAAAAACATCCTTGACAGGATTAATGTGACCATCCCCACAGCCACTAAGCTGATGGTAACCGGAGGTAACTATCCCAACGGCGTCCAGAGTGGTAAACCCAAATCAGCAGGCTTCTATACAAGGTATTTCTATACCTCAACAAAGAAAGCCGACTGGGCAATGACCGGTAGTCAGCAGTCCAACGAGAGATACTATGAGAAACTGCGTGGCGGTGGAACAGGTATCTTCACCAAGGCATCCATGGAAGCTGATTTCCTACTGAGTAAGTACATCAATGATGAACTGTTCATCGGACAGTCACTTACCGCTACAGCACTCAACCAGAGTGACAGGGATAGCAACAGCATCGCACCTACAGGTACGGTGGGTCTTCTTCAGCACCTAGTAGATGGTGGTATGAAACAGTACTACACATCCGCCTATGGATATACTGATTTCGATGACCTCAAACCTCTGCTTATATCTCAGGGTATAGCCAACAGGAATGTTACCTTCTTCTGCGGTAGTGAACTGTACAAACAGATCGAGAACGCAGGGCTTGACTTCCTGAAAGAGTTCGCAGGCGGAACCCGCCTAATGAAAGAATGGACAGAACTTAATGTAGCCTTCCGTACTATAAACAAGAACGGAGTCTACACCACAATAAAAGAACTGCCCTCTCTTAGCGACCCGACAGCTTACGGTGCAACAGCTTTCGACGATTTCTTCACAGGTCTCGGCTTCATCGTTCCCGATGTGGAAGTGACCATCCGTGGCGATATCGAAGATGCTGCTACCTTCAAGATGAAGAACCTAGCTTTGGGCTACAAGAACTACAACGGAGAGAACCGTACCCGTATCAACAAGGTCATACCAGGCGTTGCAAATGTTGGTGCAGGCGGAGGGGACATTTCTGTGGACACGTTTGATGACGTGAGAGGAACGATGTTGAGCGAATTTATGCTCATCGTTCTCAAAAGGAATCAGATGATATTGGTTCAGAATGACGATGTGTTATAGAAATTAATTTCTGAATATTTTAAGAGGGATACGCAAGATTCCCTCTTTTTTATTTTGAAATGTCAATTATTGTTTCTATCTTTGTGTAGGATAGGTAGGAAATATTATGATGGGTAGAATGCCAGATTATAATTACGGCGATCTTATTATTTTTAAACGAGAGAATATTTACCAGGTTTGGGATGATTCTATGAACCCTCAGAAATGAGGGTATTTTTTTTATCTGTATCTTTGTACCAAACAAAAACAGAAACAGAAATGTTGTTAATCGACTATCAGAAACTAGACATGACCGCATTGGGTAACCCAAACCACCCGATGTGTGTCTATGCGGAGGAATACGATAAAGGTATTCGCGAACTCCGCCAAATGTACCCCGAAGGTACGATAACACTTAAAAGAGTAGGCTATCCTAAACTGATTGATGGGATAACGGGATCAGGAAAAGAAGTGAGAGGCATACCCGAGCCTATCTCTCCTATGAGAATATCCTTTAAGGCTAAGTTTGAACATCCTAAGAGAGGTAAGGAGCTTTGGGCGGTTTGTCAGGGTCTACCTAAACCACTTCAGGGAGGTCTATGGGATATAGGTGACAAGAAAGGTACTATCATCGAAGACAAACTTGTTATCGACTTGATAAACGATGCCGACCTCGCCTTCTTCATGTATTACAGGTCACCGCTGGTGCTCAAAGGGCATCTCAAGGTGGACGATCCTGCCGGGGAGATTCGCGCCAAAGGGAAGAAAGAACGGGAAGCACTCGAAAGGAAAACTGCTATATGGCAGACACTTGCCGATGATGCTCAACTCCGTAAGGTAGCTATGGGCTATGGTATTTCTGATGCCATGAAGAAAGAACCAGATGCTATAAGATTTGAACTTGAAGAACTCTTGACGGCCAACGATAAGAGGCGGGAGAGCGAACCGGGCATCAAGGGAACGAAAGACTTCCTTGAGGACATGAAGATAACAAACTACATGAGGTTGTCGGCCTTCATACAGGACAGGATAGACAACGCTGTGATAGTCTGGAAGCCGGACGGCAAATATAAGGTGGGAGATAAGATCATCGCCCTAGTGCCCGCTAATGAGGCAAAAAACAAGAAAGAATGGCTCGTTAACTACTTCTCGGCACAAAATAATAGCGATAAGCTGAAAGAACTACTGACTGATACTGTCGACAGGACATATCTCGAGAGTGTGATCGACCCGAAAGACTTCAGGTGGCTCGCAGAATGCATGAAGATAGAGGGTTATTTCAATAAACCCCCAGAACAAGTTAAGGAAATGGTCTTTGCTGAATTTGCTGTATAGCTGTTTCTGTCTTCCGTGAGTCGTGCTAACGATACTACGGGAGGTTCTTGTTTTCCCCTTGGCTACGAGTTAGTCGAGGGGTTTTGGTGTTTTAAAGTATAATTTTTCCTCTTCTTCACATTCCTTTTCCCATTCTTCAATTCTTTGTCTGTAAACAGAAGCGGGCAAGAGTTTTTTGTATGGATTGTTTTTTCTTAATCCATTGGGGAATTCACAACAAAGGCCATCATGTCCCGAAGGACGCCCATCGGGGTTTGTGTGGCAACTACATCCACACTCCATGACTACCGCCCACACATATCTGTGGTAATTTCTACAAAATTTACAACGGCACATAGTTCTTTAATTTTGATTTCCCGCCAAAGATAAAACGAAGAAATGAGAAAAGCAAGAAAAAAAGTTAGAAAAACATTTGGATAATTAAAATATTTGATTTATCTTTGTATTGAACTTAGCAGAGTACGTTGACAAGGAAATGTGTTTGGCATCTTCCAAACTGGTGGAGAGCGCCTAGATGCGCCCCAAACATTCATCGGTAAAGAGTGGAAGCCGATAAATTGCGAAAAGATAGAGCAATGTCTATTGCGCATAAGCATTGCACCACTACGGAGGAACGTCTCCGAAGAAAAGAAGAATCCCGATGACGCAATACCGAACTCGCGAATCGGTTTATCCAAAGGGGGGGAGATGTTGCCGGAGTGGGTTTACCCTCCGGCTTTTTTATTTTTAGCATATCGCCAAATCTGACTATCTTTGCACTAAATAAAGATAGACATGATCCTTGTTTCTACAATCTATGATTCGGTATTGGCAATAATAAGGAAAGACAGGAGGGGACTGAACTTTAGTCCAGATGACTTCAATAACGCAATCATACCGATAAATCAGAGACTTTTTCGGATGAACTATCGGGATTTTGAAACGACCAAGTTATCAATGAACGAACTGGACAGTTTCAAGGTTCCGAGTTATACAATAAATCTTGATGTTAATGGGATAGGAGCATTACCTACTGATTTCTATACTTTGGTAGGCGATCCCTATTATCTCCACCCTACGGTGGGGCGGCGCAGAGTAGACCTTATCACATCCCTTGAACATAGCCAGAGAGAGATGGATTATCTCACCAAGGGATCAGCACTCTATCCTACCTGTTTCCTTGCATACGGAGCGACAAGTGACGATATGAGCGTGTATGTCACTCCCACCACCTGTACACCGATATATGTTGATTATATCAGAAAAGTGGATGTCCCATTCCTTGATTATTATGTCAACGATACGACTTTTGAACTAACATATATGTCTGCGGGGGCAACAGTAGCAGTACCGGCGGGCAGCACAGCAAGGGATGGCACGGCGGGGGCGGCCAATGTGGTATCACAGACGAAGAATTTTGAATGGCACGAGCACGATATACCCCAACTGATTAACCTTATCTTGGAATACGTTGGTATCAGTCTGCCGGATCAGATGTTGGTGGAAGTGTCTAATGTGGATGACCCTAGAATAGAAAAAGCATGATTAAACAAGAGATACGTTCCCTAGTCCGAAACACCCTACCCAAGATTGACAAGACTAACCGCTGGCATGATCTTTACCTCAATGCGGCCATAGAGAAAGCTATCGCAACACTATATGAAGATGTATGGAAAGTAAGCCCCTTAAATCTTCAGAGATATGTCAAGCAGTATGGGTACTCTACGCCGATTGCCGTGTCTACCGAGGCAGGAACAGGCATCGCATATTCGACCCTGCCAGAGTCTATAATACCTTTTCAGGATAAGATGTCGGGAGTAAGGAGGATTTCTACTGTGGCACAAGGAGGGATAACATTTTTTCCTATGGACGCCCGTGAGATAGACCTAGTGAGTAACGGTAGTTTCTTTGATACCCTCACTACCAAGATAGGTTATGCAGTCAACCAGACAAGAATTGAGTATTATAATATGTCTGCGGCAGTGCAGGCGGTGGGCGTGCGACTAGACCTAATAATCCCGTTCAGTAAATATGATGAGAATGATGAGGTTAAGATACCAGAATTAACCGAGATACTAGGCACCAACTATCAGAAAAGGAGCGAAGGATTTATGGAGAGGGTGATGGCTATACTCGGTGTTGCTGCACCTGTTGACCTCAAGGACGATAATAGTGGTCAGACCGTTTTACAAAAAGATAACTAATGGCATACTCAGATACCCTTATACCAATAGAACAGGCAGTTACAAGGTTCCTGTTCGCATACAAGAAGAGTACGGATGATGCACCGCTGTACGTTGAACATGCCGCCAACTGCTTTCAGGAATTTAACCTATACGATGGCAATATAGCGTCATACCAAAAATATACTCTCGATGCTACAAACAAATGGTTGGATATGCCCGATGATATGCAAGGGTTTGTTGATCTTATGACTCCCTTTAGGGGGTCTTGGTGGCCAGCATCGCAGAAAGATCAGATAGTCAACACAACGACTACTGTGGGAGGCGTAGAGACGAGAGACAGTAACCAGGGTGAAGGAGTGACGATAGACCAGCCGAGAGTGACCGGTTATGGCTCAAAGGGTGCATGGAACAAGATAAGATATAAACTTGATTGGGAGACACGAAGGATATATATAGACGAAGCGGTAACTGATTATCTTGTACTGTTCTATGTCTCTAGCGGGATCAAGGTAGGGGCTACAACGGAAGTACCCACCTTCCTCATACCGATGATAAACGCCTACCTGTTATGGAAAGAATCGTTTTGGGTTCCCGGTCTTGCTCCCGAGAGAGAAAGCAGGAAAGCCGACTATTGGAGAGAAAAACTTAATGTAAGAAACTTTATAAACAGTATGTCACTGTCTCAGTGGCAGGATGTCATTTACGGCTCGCTAACACAGTCACCGCAGAGATGAGTAATATAAATCAGGAGATTATCTTTCCCGGGTCAGGGCTTAATTCAGATGACGAAGAAAAGTTTATAGATTTAGGATCATCGCCCTACAGACTTAATATCCTCGTATCGGAAGATAATGCTATCGGTATCCTGACCAACATGAAAGGGAATAGTCGCACGGTAGACATCAACGATCATCTCCTAACTAAATCTAATACTTATGTAACAGTAGGAAGCTATTATAATAGGTTAACCCGCAAATGCTATTATTTTGTCTTTAGCCAACCCTATGATGCGACCTCTAGCGGGGATTACATATACGACAACAAACTCTTCTGTTATAATGAGGATAGTTTCAATCTCGACCTGATATTCACCGATACTAAGAACTGGTTCGGCCTCGATGTGAAATATCCAATGCGGGATTGCACGATGATAGGCGACTGGTTATATTTCAACCCCCGCATATCGGAACCGAAGATGATTGATGTGGTCAGGGCGTTCAACTACACTAACTATCCCGCCTATGACTCTACAAAAACATATATCTACGGAGATAACGTAACATATAAGGGTGGATTGTTTATGGCTACGGGGAATGTCTCTGCCGGGCAGACGCCATCGACAAATATTACCAAGTGGACAAGGATAGGTGATTCGTACAAGGAAGATACCGATCTTGCCTTCAATTATGAGTTTGAGTATGCGTTTAACGTGATAAAAATGCCTCCTTATGAGAGACCCAAGTTAGTCTACGGGAGCGACACAAACGTAAACTCGAATAATGTTAGGGGGAAGATATTCAGGTTCTCTTACAGGTACAAATATTTTGATAACTCGTATTCAGTCTATTCAGCATATTCCGATGTGTCCCTGCCAGAGTATGATGAATTATATAATGGCGAGTACCTTGGGGCGGTCTATAAAAATAATTACATAGAAATCACCACCTATCTCCACTCTCCGGCACTTGTCAAAGAGATAGAGATAGTATTTCAGGAGACTGGTAGTTTCTGGAAGCGTGCCAAGATTATCAACAGGCAGAGTCAGGATGTCATAGACTTATTCACCACCAGTTTCAAGTTCTATAATAATGAGAGTTATCCACAGGTAGATGAGATACAGGTAGCAAGGATAGCCGATTTTGTGCCAAAAGAAGCGAACTCGCAAGAGATCATCAATAAGAACATATTGGCCTATGGCGGGTGCCTCGAGGGCTTTAATAACCTCAATAAAGATGATCTGAGGGTTGTGCTCGAGCCAACACTTGAAACGATAGTTATCCCGCCACTACCCGGCGCTACGGTAAAAGATGTAAACACTGTTACCTATAAGGTAAAAGTATATGATACATCGACCACTCCCGCTACGATAGGTATAAGATTGGATATAGGTAGTTGGTATCTCGATGGGTTGGCAGATGGTCAGCAACTTATAGTAACTATAGACGGCAAGACAGTATCACATTTCTTTACTGCCGGAGAGGTATCCACATCCAAGGCCAATTTTATCCTAGTAGTTACTAACTTTATAAGAGATAATTTTCCTGCATATAATGTTAATAACTCCTCGGGGGCTAACTATGTGACTCTATGGTCGCCCAAAGGTAGTGTCAGTTTCGCTAACATAACACAGTTCCTTTTCTGCACGGTGGGTGCCACCAACACATCCTTCACCAAGAAAAGGGGATTCAAGACAGGTGCCAACCACCCATTCTGTATATTCTATTACGATGAGAATCTGAGACGGTGGGACGCACAGGTATCCAAGGATAACACTATATTAACATTTCCCACCGTGGAAGGTACAACGGTCTATGTGCCGATGTTCACCGAGTTCCCCCACCCAATAGTGGAAGATACCGGCTACAGATGGATAATAAACTGGGAAGTGTATCACTTGCCCCCCGCGGGAGCTAAATATTGGAGATGGGGATATGCGGGCAATAGCCTGTGCGATAAGATGGTGCAGTATATCGTCAGTGATATAACTACGGTAGGTGCAATGGCCAAGGTGGATATCACGCCATTACAGACACTAAGGACGACTGCTACGGCTACATGGAATCAATACCCCAACTCAAGCATTGACCCTTACGCATGGCAGGCGGGTGATAGGATACGGTTTATCACGGCGAAAGTTGTTCCCGCACCCGGGACTACGCTTGGGGAGCCTGTCTATGAGGTCTATGACTACGAGATAATAAAACAGGATGACACCGACAACTCGGTATATACCCAATATTTTGATTATACAACCGCCAACCTTGGGCAGAACACCCTAGTGGAGATTTACACCCCGCTAAAGAGAAACGAAGATACAAAGATAGTCTACCATGAGTTTGGAGACCTGATGCCAATAATAGAAGACTCTGCCGGGGTTCTCGTACACGCAGGACAGAACGGATTACATAATCAGGATACATTACTCTCCCATGCCGCACTTGGTACCTTTGACAGCGGGGATATCTATCACATAATGAGAACACCTTCCAAACCATTGGACACCGTAAGCACGACAAAAGCAGTCTTCCATGAGTCTATGTGGTACTCCGATTTCTATGATAGTACGGACTATGACAGGGGAAAGATAGGTATAGAGACTACCTTTGGCGAGCGGTTCCTTAATATCATCAGATATTCAAGGCCATACTTCCAGAACACGCAGATAAACGGACTGCCTACCTTCGAGGAAGACCCTGTGAATAACTGGGCGGGTTTCAAGGAACTGAACGACATATATGGTGATATCATAGCAATATACGAGCAGGGGGACACGCTAAAGGTCTACCAGGCAAGGAAAGCATCATCCATACTCATAGGAAGAACTGAATATTACGATACGCAGGGCAATAATGCGGTATCGGTAAGCACGGTTGTCCTAGGAGCTATAAGATACTCTCCTTCTAACTACTCTACGATATTCCCTGAGAGCATAGCAAGGAATAATAAGTTCATCTACGGCTTTGATATATATAACGGGGTAGTATGGAGAGACAGTGTGAATGGACTCTTTCCCATTAGCGGACGATATGCGGAGTCAGGAGCCGATGTCGACTATAAGATGCAGACCTACTTCAAACTGAAGGCCAAGGCACTTATGCAATCGGGAGTGGATCATGTCGATGTGGTAGGTGTATGGGATGAGGAGTTTAAGAATTTTTTCCTCACCTTCAAGGATTATGTGCTCGCAGATAACGATGAGACGATAGTATGGCACGAGCCGAGTAACAGGTGGATAACCTTTGCGAGCTTCGACCAGACACCCCAAGGTGGGTTTAATGTCCCGCTAGAGCTATCATACTCGGTAGTGAGGGGATTTGATGCAGGGATAGGCTTTTCTTTTGACGAGGAGACACGGTTTGCTGTCTTTACGATAAATACCCCGAAGAACTACAATCCCGCCTTAGACGTAGCGGGATTAAGCGTAGTGGCCTATGACCCGACAGTGACAGTAGACTGTGCTACCACGGCAGACCTGTCAGCACTGACGATAACACCGTACGACCCTACTGTAACGGTCACATTACCACTGACGGTCACCATAGACGGCATAGACACTATTCCTTCGGGGGCGCATGGGACAACGCTATATGCGTTCGTTAACTATACCAATGCGGGTGATGCAGGAACAGAGAACATAGATTATCGTTTTAGGGATGCAAGTCTCGCAGTAATATCAAGCGGGACTATACCCGAAACTTTTCTCGGAGAGACAAGTTCTACATTTACATTAACTTTGACCTATCCTAGTCCTGCGGGAAATTACAGTATTCAAGTTAAGAGAAGTGCTACGCCTACATGGACGGGAGCTAAGACAATGGGATTTACAAGTACATAATTAAATAACGATGGCAATAATTTCTAAGTATTACAAGAAGACATTAACAGATAACTTGGCAGCCTTATCTCCGGTAATGAAGGTCTGTCTGTTACTTAATACCTTCACCCTTGGTGCGGGACACCAACACTATTCCGATGTAAGTGCATGGGAATGCTCTGGGGCGGGGTATACGGCAGGGGGTATAGCACTAACCACCCCTGCATCCTCACAGGTGGGTAATAATGCCAAGTTCACGGCAGCCAGTGCGGTGTTTGCGGGCGTGACACTCACGGCACGATATGCAGTAGTCTACGACCCCACGACAGGGGATGTGGTATCTGAACATGATCTTGGGGGCGATAAACCATGCTCGGGGGGCACGCTAACGCTAGCATGGAACGCATCAGGTATTCTAACTATTAGTTAATG